TACTCTGTTCCAAGACTATGATCGTAAAACCAGATTACGTTGGGTAAAAGATTACTATGATGCTATATCAACACATCAAATAAGTTTGCCAACTCCAGTAATGGCTGGTGTACGTACACCACAGAGACAGTTTTCAAGTTGTGTGCTTATCGAAGCTGATGACAGTTTGGACAGTATCAATGCAACATCAAGTTCGATTGTAAAGTACGTATCGCAAAAAGCCGGTATTGGTATCAACGGTGGTCGAATTCGAGCATTAGGTTCGCCGATCAGAAACGGTGATGCTTATCACACAGGTGTTGTTCCATTTTATAAAATGTTTCAAGCCGCCACACGTAGTTGTTCACAAGGTGGTGTACGCAACGGAGCCGCTACACTTTACTATCCAATTTGGCACTTAGAAGTTGAAGATCTTTTGGTACTTAAAAACAACAAAGGCACAGAAGATAACAGAGTAAGACACATGGACTATGGTGTACAATTTAACAAACTGATGTATGAACGTTTAATGTCGGGTGGAGACATCACACTGTTTTCTCCTAATGATGTTCCCGGACTTTATGATGCTTTCTTTGCAGATCAAAACAAGTTTAAAGAATTATATGAAGCTGCAGAACGTAAAAAAAGTATACGTAAAAAGAAAATAAGTGCTATAGAACTTTTTAGTGCTTTCATGCAAGAAAGAAAAGACACAGGTAGAATATACCTACAAAACGTTGATCATGCAAACGAACACAGTAGTTTTAAAACAGAGGTTGCTCCTATCAAGCAGAGCAACTTATGTTGTGAAATTGATTTACCAACCAAAGCATTAAATGATGTAAATGATCCCAATGGTGAAATAGCATTGTGTACATTGAGTGCAATCAATTGGGGTAATTTTTCAAATCCACGAGACATGGAAAAAGCATGTACACTTGCAGTGCGTGGACTTGATGCGTTACTTTCATACCAAAACTATCCTATATTAGCCGCACAAATAGCAACTGAAGGCAGACGTCCACTTGGAGTAGGTATTATCAATTTAGCATACTTTCTAGCTAAAAATGATGTAAGTTATAGTAATCCAGATGCACTTAAATTGGTTGATACTTGGGCACAACATTGGAGTTATTATCTTATCAAAGCCAGTGCTGACTTGGCAGAAGAATTTGGTGCATGTCCACTAAACAATGAAACAAAATATTCAGACGGAGTACTACCGGTTGACACTTATAAAAAAGACGTTGATGAACTAGTGGTACATGTGGATGCAGTTGACTGGACAGGATTAAGAACACAACTTAGGGAAACGGGCATACGTAATAGTACACTAATGGCACTTATGCCAGCAGAAACATCTGCACAGATATCAAATAGCACAAATGGTATTGAACCACCACGTGCATTTGTTAGTATAAAACAAAGCAAAGATGGAGTACTAAAACAGGTAGTACCAGGGTATGCACGTTACAAAAACAAATATGAACTATTATGGGATCAGAAGTCACCAGAAGGTTACTTGAAGATTATGGCAGTATTGCAAAAGTATATCGATCAAGGCATAAGTGTTAACACCAGTTACAATCCTCAACATTTTGAAGATGAAAAGATTCCAATGAGTACCATGTTACAACATCTATTATTATGTTATAAATATGGACACAAACAACTCTATTATTTTAACACATTTGATGGTGCAGGAGAAATAGACGTCGACAAAATGAATGAAACACAACAACAAGATATAACTATCGAAGAGCCTATGTACGAAGAAGCCTGCGATAGTTGCACCATATAGGAACCACAATGAGTGTATTGAATACAGCCAACAGAGACCATACGACCAGTCTTGCATTTTTAGATCCAGCCGGCGGCGTTGGTATACAACGTTATGATACTCTAAAGTATCGTCAATTTGACAAGCTCACTGACAAACAGTTAGGTTTTTTCTGGAGACCAGAAGAGGTAGATGTACTTCGTGATGCAAAAGATTTTAAAGAGCTTACCGCAAACGAAAAACATATTTTCACAAGCAATTTAAAAAGACAAATACTATTAGACAGTGTACAAGGTAGAGCACCAATTGAAGCATTTGGTCCTATTGTTAGTTTGCCTGAGCTAGAAAACTGGATTATTACTTGGACATTTTCAGAAACCATACATTCTAAAAGTTATACCCACATAATCAGGAACGTTTATTCGAACCCAAGTAAAGTTTTTGATGAAATGATGGATATACAGGAAATCATTGAATGTGGTGAAGATATTACTGCATACTATGATGACTTGGTAAAAAGTTGTAGTTATTACAATCTACTCGGCGAAGGCACTCATACTGTGAATGGAAAAAAGGTTGTAGTTGATTTATATGAACTGAAGAAAAAACTTTGGATTTGTTTAGCCAGTGTTAATATACTTGAAGGTGTTAGATTTTATGTGAGTTTTGCTTGTAGTTGGGCATTTGCAGAATTAAAGAAAATGGAAGGCAATGCTAAAATTATAAAGTTTATCGCACGTGATGAAAACGTACACTTAGCAAGTACACAACAACTACTCAAATTATTACCAAAAGACGATGCTGATTTTGTAAAAATACAAAAAGAGTGCGAGCCAATTGTAATTAAGATGTTCGAAGATGCAGTTGATCAAGAATGTGCATGGGCTGATTATCTGTTTAGAGACGGTTCAATGATTGGACTTAATGCACAGTTACTGAAAGAATATGTACAATGGATTGCACACAAACGCATGACTGCGGTAGGAGTACCGAGCAGTTATAAAGGAGCAAGTAATCCATTACCGTGGACGCAAAAATGGATTGCTGGCGGTGATGTACAAGTGGCTCCACAAGAGACAGAAATTACAAGTTATGTCAACGGTGGAACAAAACAAGACGTAGATAATAATACATTTAAAGGATTTAGTTTATGAGTGTGACTATATATACAAAAGACCTATGTGGATATTGCGATGCGGCTAAAAGTCTTTTAAGAAAAATGCATGTTCAGTTTAATGAAGCAAAAATTGGAACAGACATTACCAGAGAAGAGCTACTCGAAATTGCTCCTAATGCACGTACTGCACCACAAATTGTGATCAACAACAAGGTTGTTGGTGGTTATGATGATTTAGTTGAATATATCGAAAATACAGGGTGGAATGGTTCTGGATACTAATTAATAGTACCTAGGAGGAACCATGTTAGAAAAAGATAAAATTTATTCGTTAAAATTAAGTGACAGTAGTGAAATAATATGCAAGATTGTTAGTAGCGATGATACAAAAACTATAATTGCTAACCCATTTACTCTTGTTCCTACACCACAAGGCGTACAATTGTTGCCTGCAATGATGAGTGCAGATGAGACAAAAAATGTGGCCATAAATACAAATAACATTACATTATGTGCAGAAACAAATAAAGATGTTGTTTCAAGTTACATACAAGCAGTAACTGGAATAGTCACTGCGCCTAAAGGAATACTAAAAGGATAACGATGCCAGGAGCAGTTAGAATAGGAGATCCAAATTCAGGCGGTGGACTTGCAGTAGGTCCTGGTGCAACATCTGTGATTATAAATGGAAGACCTGCTTGTTTAGTAGGTGCTCCTGTTACACCTCATCCTTGTTGTGGTGCTCCGGGTTGCGAAATTCATTGTGCGGCTACTACAACCTTAGGTTCAATGAGTGTTCTTGCTGAAAATAAACCTATTAATTATGTTGGTTCTCCAGATACTTGTTTTCATACAAGAGCAACTGGAAGTACTGACGTTATAATCCCAAGAGGTTAGTATGGCTTGTGGTGGTGCAATTACTGCAACAGTTTTAACAGCTGGTGCTGGACTCGCAGGAAACGTTGGCGGCAATCCTTTAGAATCAATTAGTGGAGCTCCACTTAATATCACAGATCCAACAACCGGACTGGCTGGTTCTCCAACCATGGCTGGTTTAACCAATGTACAGAGTGCAGTACAAAGTTTGCCTAACATGGCAGCGGTGACGAATACTGTATCAGCAATTACCAGTAACTTACCTGCAAGCTATCAACAAAGTTTTAGCAACATGGCCAGTGGACTTGGCGATAATGTGTTTAGTGCAGGTTTTGATGTATTTTCTGGAGATGCACTAGGTGTCATGGGAGCCTCTAGTGGAATTACCAATGTACTTCCAACTGGATTAGAAAATGCCGCTAAAGTCATGGGTGGAAGTGTAAGTGCTGGAAATATAGTTGGCAATGCAAGCAAGTTTGGAAGTGTACTAGGAGCCGCTGAAGGCTTTGTAGGCAGTTCAAATCAAATGATCGCAGCGGCAACAAATGCTGCCAGCAGTTTTAGTGGCGGCACTTTTCCAGGTATGGATGCAATAACCACCGGCGGACTTAGTGGAGTAACAAATGCACTACCAGATTTTGGAAATGATCTTGGAAAATTAGGAAGCACTGTTGATTTTAGCAGTATAGGCAATCTTGGATCGCCAGGGCAACTTTTAAAAAATATGGATACTGCTGGTAATCTCGGACCAATGTATGACAAAGTAGCAGATATCAAGATTGATCCAAGAATAGCTGGAAGTTTAGGCGGATCACTCAGCACCGTTACAAATGCTATCGCAAACAAAACAGGCGGATTAACTGTCAAAGATCTTGGTATTAGTGCAAATGATATTGCAAAAATAGGACCTTCTCTACCAAATAATGTACAAGGACAAATTTATGATGCATTTGGCGATCTATCAACCACAGAGGTTGCAGATGTAAAAGGTATACTGAAAAATACACAAATTGGTATAACAAATGGCGCAGATCTGATGAATCCACAGAAACTGTTTCCTACAAGTTCATCTACTCTTACTGCACCTTTAAGAACTGCCAGTGTTGGCGAAAGAGCAATTTATACTGCAAATGGTGCAGTCAATGAAGAATTTGCAAGTCTCGGAACCGCACTTGCTGGAGCATTACCAGAAGATCTTGCCGTTGCAAATGGAGCATTGGCAAGGAGTTTTGGACAGATAAAAGGAATTGAAAAAACAACTCCTGAAACTCTTACTGCGGCAGTGAACAGTTTAGAAACCAATAGAAATCTACCATTGGTACAAAACCAAACACAATATGTTTCAGACGATGTGGTAAATTATTGGAAAACCACTTATGGAACAGAAAGCAACATACAATTAGCCACAGGGCCAGATGGAACTTTTAGTGTAAGTGATGTGATTGGATATGCCGCAGGATACAACAGCTTTGCTCCTCTACAACAGAATCAGATACTAATGCAGGAACTGATTGATAGTGGTGCAATGAATGTTTTCTATGCTGACAACGGATCATCTAGTTCTAATACTGGTATTTTAATTGTAATGGATTATTTTATTGCAGGAGCTTATGATCCAACACCTCCTGCAACTACACCGTACGTTATACCAGCAGGCGTCTACGGCGAAGGAACGTATGCAACTCAAGAAGATTGTTGGAATGGTATTATAGCTGCAGCACAACAATTAATGCAAGATTTTTATAATGCTCATCCACAGGCACAAACAATACAAGCAAACTTTAAAAGATTACAAGAACAACAGGCCAGAGAAAAACTAATCCGTGCAAAAATTGACCTAGATCTAGATACAGTGCCAACAAATACAAACAACGCAGTACAACTGGCAGCAAATTTACCAAATTATGGTCTGGATACATCAGCAGGCGGTACTGGTGAACTTTTAGAACGTGTTATGAACTTTGATAGCACCGGTGGCCAAGCAAGTGTAGCCGCAATGAGAGAAGCAAGAAACATTGATAAGTTAGCCGCCGCAAATATAGTGCAAGATGGTCCTATTCCAACAACACCACCAAGCAATCCAGGTTCGTTGCTAAGTGGAACCTATACAGTTGCAGAAGCAGATGCAATTATAATTAGAAATTAGCGGTTGACAACCTTCCATTCTTGTTGTATATTAATAGTATGATATGTAACAGAAATGGAGACATCACTCGTGCTAGATACAAACAAATACAAATCAGAAAATTATAATGGACTACAAGTGGCTTGCGATTGGATACAAGATCTCGAGGAAAACAATAGTCGCTTACACAAAGAAGGTGTAATTGAGAAAGCACTTGTTGCGGCAAGACTTGGTAGTTACAGTGCAGAATGCTTTTTATACAACTGCTACCTAGCATATAATCCATTTTTTACATACAATATTAAACAGGTTCCTGAAACTGAAGGATTAGAGTTCAAAGAAAATCCATGGGTAGCTTTTTGGGGATTGTGTGAAAGTTTACGTACACGAACAATTACTGGTAATGCGGCTAAAGATGCAGTTGAACTGATGAGTCAAAAGTTCGACAGTGATCAATGGAACCTTCTGGCTAGACGTGTGCTTATAAAAGATCTACGTTGCGGCATTACAAGTAAAACAATTAATAAAATTGTTGCAAACAGTGAGTGGAAGATTCCTGTATTTGAAGTACAACTAGCAACAGACTCAAAAGGGCATCCAAAAAAACTAGTTGGTGAAGTAATGATCGAGCCAAAACTTGATGGAGTTAGAACTATTGCTATTCTTACCAAAGACAATGTACAGTTGTTCAGTAGGAACGGAAAACTGTTCAACAACTTCCCACAAATTGAGCAAGAACTTAAAAAACTCTGTCCGAGCACTACACAAAGAGGTGGTGTGGTAATTGATGGAGAGATAACAGGTAAAAGTTTTCAAGAACTAATGAGAGGTGCCACACGTAAAGACCATGTTGCCGCTGACAGTGTATTCAATGTTTTTGATATGATGAGTTTGGTTGAATTCAAACAAGGACACAGTAATAGAAGACAAAAGGATAGATTACTGGCTCTTGAAAGTGTTATAAGTAGAGTACAGATGACAAATATTGTCATGGTCAAAGGCAAACAACTAAATCTTGACAACGAAGAAGATCATAAGTTTATGGCACAGTATGCAAACGATTGTGTTGCTGAAGGCTATGAAGGTATTATGATTAAGAAACTTGATGCTCCATATGAATGTAAACGTAGTACATTCTGGATGAAATGGAAGCCAGTAATAACTGTAGACTTGGAGGTAGTTGACATTGAAGAAGGAACAGGAAGAAATGCAGGACGTTTGGGAGCTCTTGTATGTGAAGGTGTTGACGACAATCGCACCATACGTGTTAACGTTGGAAGCGGCTTGTCTGATAGTGATAGGGATGATTTTTGGACTAGAAAAGATAGTCTAGTTGGATACATTGTTGAAGTAAAGGCAGACGCAGTTACACAGAACCAAGATGGCACTTACAGTTTGCGATTTCCAAGATTTGAAAGATTTAGAGGATTTGAAGCAGGCGAGAAAATCTAATGCATAAAATTTATATTACTTTACAATCCATAGATCAATGGTATGATATCATACGAGAACTTAAACGTTGGTTTGGAAATGACTGGAAAGGTCAACGTGGAATACGTAAAAAATTTAACCATCCAGGTTGGTTTTTTGAACCAAGAGAAGTTTGGATTATAGTACCTGACCTGGCATTTAAAACTTTTATAGAGTTGAAAATGTCAAACAACCCAAATTTACGATAAATACAGTATGTTTTTAGGATTATTAATTTTATTTGTTGCACTTGCACTAAGTGGTATTGCAGCCTACTACAGTATAATTGGATTGACTGCAATTTTTGCCGCCGCTGTTGTGCCTATTATTGTGATGGGCGGAGTTCTTGAAGTTGCAAAACTAGCCTGCACAGTTTGGTTGCATCAAAACTGGCAACGTGCAAGATTTATTATGAA